TAATGAAACTCTATCCATAGCCATTTCCACGCCGTCACCCTCACTTACGTTGATGTAGTTACGGTGACACAAATTCAGGTCTGAAATCTCACTTTCATCTGCGACAACAACAAAGATGTCAGTGGAGTCAGGGATGTTTTCGTAAATAATTAAAACTTTCATGCTCACCTCAAATCAGTGGAATGCTGTGCCCACGCATCTTCTGGCGGGCGTTAATGTGCTGTCCGTAAGGGTTTTCCACCTTCCGGTACTGCGGATCCTCGCGAGTCACAAACTCGACTTCTTTCACATCACGAACACTCGGCCCGTTGATTGCACGCGCAACCTTCAGGCTGCTGCAACCAGAAGCGATTACAGCGGCTTTGCGAGATTCCTTAACCCTTTGCTGTGCCTTCATGTGTTTGTCGGCCAGAGAGAGGGTTTTGACGCCGAATGCTGCATCGATAACCCCCTCCAGATTGTCACGCTCAATCGCTGCTGCACGGCGACGAGCATGGCGGCGACTCTTTGCTGTCTCTTTCACAGAACTGCCATAAGTGATAGTTGTCATGTTGCCTCCTGAAATGATTTTGGTGGTGTGGTGGCAATCTTTCGTCAGGTTTCGCAGTGATCAGTTGCGTCCGTTCGTCGGTCATCAATCAAAGGTTCCCGGCCCTCGCTTTTCGCCTAAGATTTCAATTGCGGCCAGCTTCACCACACCCCAAACCCATCTCGTTTGGTTGTCTTGCGCTTTGTCAGCGCTATCTGTTGTTAAAGAGCATCGACATCGTGTCGGTGGTGCTGTGCGTCCTGCTGATGGGATAAAGAATACTACCAGTATTTATTTGTGTAAATACTCAGAGTATTTGTTTTTTCTAAAATGGACCAAAGATAATGAATATTAAGAGTATTTATTTTTTGCTCACTTAAAATCAGCGCGATTTACGGGCTGGCGAGGTGCAGGAGCAGCGAAAAGGTGCAGGAGGTGCTGGAGCTGCGCCGACAAATGGCGGCAGCGGTGCGGGGTGGCTGCCGCTTTGATGCGGCTGGGTGGTGGGTTCAGTGCGCGGGAATGTGTCGGTCATGCTGCTTGATAGACAAAGTGTCGATGAAGGTGATTATGCGCCAGCGCAGGATGCAATTGCTAAATTATAGATCTCGGTATAACTAATTGATATATATGGAATGCTGCGCGAAGCGGGTTGCGTAAGTCATTGATTATCGCGCCAGCGCCGTAAATTTGGGATCCTGAAAAACAGGCACAAAAAACCCGGCGCGGTGGCCGGGGGGGCTGGCGGTTCACTTTATCTTTACTACCAGCATGATGTCGTCAGCAATTGACTTTGCTGCTTTGCAGAGATTTAACTTTGTCCTTTCTGTCATTATTTTTTCTTTTGAAAAATAATTGCTTATATGAACATAGGTAGTAAATCTTTTCTCAAAACATGCTGATTCCATTCGGTTGAATCTCCTTCTTATAGGGATAATTTGCTTAAAAGGTATCTCATGTCTTGTGTAGAATTTTCCATCATCATGCTCATGACCTCTTTTGAAGAAGTAATCATGAATGGGCTCGGCCAATGCATTCCATTCCTTTCTTTTCTCCCCTTTTATTGCATAGTGGTAGCTTAAGTAACCACTTGCAGGAACTGCAACAACTGATACTATTGTTGCAAATACTGAAAGAATCCTATCAATCGTCATGAGGTGTCCCTGTGGAAAACGTCAGCCCTTTAACCTGGATTGCACTCTCTATCTCTTTAACCAATGCAGCCTGGCTCCTGATGATTTACTTTGTGATGAGGCGGCATGGGTATTTCGACAAGTAAAAAACTTCCTGCCCCCGTGCTTTAGCGGCGTAATTATTTAATCTCTTCTATAGTGGCCCTACTGCCTGAGCTGTCATCAAGGAACTGACTGATGTCCTTAGAGTTTAGCCCTGTAATCTCTATAGTTTTTCCTCTGGTTCTGATTCTAACTTTTTTGCCATTTCTGGAGCGTATCCACTGGCAAAGAACGGCAGCTATGGCTGCGCAAGCTGCTTTAGAATTGACTACCTCAACCACTACTTCGTAAAGACCGCCGAGCGCAGTTGCAGAGTCATAAGCGATGCCAATGTGCTTGACATTGAGATCATCCCCAGGTATCTCTCTGGATATGCCGTCGACAATATCCTCATAAAGCCCAGGAGGCAGTGAAATGACCACTAAATCAGATGGCGTAACAGTCGATATAGACATGGACGGCTCCTATTGGGAAAAACTTAAGCAATCTGCGTCCCTGTTTTATGTCGCATTCATGCTCCTTTGCGGGAATAAAGTCGTGCTTAGCATTGAAGGTGTGGACGCAAAATTAACTAAAAATAACCATAAAAATCAGTGGTGATCTATAAACCGAACGTCTCTTCCGGCCACTGGGCTAAACCAGTCGCATCTTGGTTTCCACAGCCACGCCGATAATCTTGCAATTACCGTTGATAGGAACCATAGGCCATTGTGGGTTAAGCCCCTTGAGGTATTTCTGTCCGCCATCGATAATCAGGCGCTTGAAAGTGGCTTCGTTCGAGTCTGACAGCTTAGCTATGACCAGGCTGTTGTTGATCGCATCTCTGCCGGTATCGAATAGCACAAATGTGCCTTCGGGGATGCTGACACCAGCTGGGGCTGTCATAGAATCCCCCTCTACCTCAAGCCAGAACGCATCACCCTGTATGTGAGCATCAGACTCAAGCCAGAGGTCTATGTCCTTGAGCGTATAAGCTTCACAGGCCTCAGCCCATGCGCCAGCCTGAACTTTACTTATAACGGGGTATTTCACTCCAGGTACGTAAGGGCGGAATCCGCTGACATTTTCATCTACGGTTGATGCGTATTTACTCACCTCTCTCGCAAGTGAAGGGCTGATATCAGATGCTTGCACTTGGAGGATTCGAGCGAAAGCTGTAACCATGGGGACATTAAGCGCAATCCTGCCATTCATGTAGTGCCCCACAGCTCCCTGAGATATGCCGATATCATCGGCGATCGTATATTGGGTAACGTTTAACTGCTTTTTCTTTGACTCATACAGAGCTTTTAGGCGCTTTGCGTCTTCTAGCTGTTCTGTCGTCAATATCTTCTTGGTCTGCATTACTCAATTCTAATACCAACAGTAATCAATAATGAAATACCCTGGATATTTACTTACATGAATACTTGTAGTATTCTTTTGGTGTGAATCCCAAGGAGTGATTTTATGAACCGAATGACTTTAGAGGATTACGCAAAGATTCACGGCCAGGCTAAGGCCGCTAAGGATTTCGGCGTGATCCAATGCGCGATCAGTAAAGCCATCCGGACAGGTCGCAACATCTTTGTGACTGTCGGTAAGGACGGCTCGGTTAGAGGGGAAGAGCTGAAGCCCTTCCCAAGCACCAAGAAGTAGTAGTTACCACCGCTCTTTACACAATCTATCCCGCCGACAACGCGGGGCATCTATCAAATGCGACACCGCAGGGTGATCGCACGTAACTAATTCAACATGGAAATTATCAATCATGGAAGCTGCAAAGTACCGCAAAAAAGCCACTCAGATTGAGTCGCATCTGTTAGGGAAGTTGGCCGTAATGGGCCAGACAAAGTTCGCAAAATTGATGGGCGTACCTGACTGCAAGGTATCCCGGATGAAGGATGGATTCTTTCGTCAGGCTGCTATGGCTCTGGCGATTCTGGAGTACGGGGTAGACGACACGGAGATAGTCGAACTGGCGCGGCGGTTTGCTGCTGTGCTCACCAATAAAAAAGCCCCGGCGGCAACCGAGGCTGATTCACAAATCACGATGTCGTTTTGAGCACAAACAACAGGAGTAATTATGACAAAAAAGCGCCGTTCTTACCAGGACAAACCGCATAAAAACATACTTCGTGACCGCTACCTTTGTGATTTCGCACAGCCGACCAGGCTTCGCCTTGAGTGGGATCGCGTAAAGAAACAGGCAAAGGAGAATGGTCATGAGTAACGTCAGAAAACTATCCGATTATAGGCCTCCATTGGAGGTCGTGGAGCGTAAAGTGGCGCAGCTTGAAGATGGTTTCTTGCGCCTTGCGAACGAGCTACTCGATGCGACGATGTGCTCTGGTTTGCCAGAGACTGAACTCTGTGTCGGCATGGCCGTCTGGCGCAAAACGTACGGATTCAGTAAGAAAATGGACTGGATTAGCAACGAGCAGCTTGAGGGGATGATCGGAAAGCATCTTACTCATTGCTCAACTGCAAAAACCAGTCTCGTCAGGAAGAAAGTCCTGATTCAGGAAGGCCGGAAAGTTGGCGTGAATACCAATATTGCTGAGTGGGAAACCAAGAATAACGGATTCTGCAAAACATTAGCTAAACCTGCTAAGAAAACATTAGCAGAAGTAGCTAACAGACCTTCGCAGAAGTTGCTAACCACAAAAGACAATATACAAAAGACAAAAGACAACACCCCCCTTACCCCCCAGGGGGAGGAAATGGACGAAATCAAAATCCAGGAATGCTGGAATGAAATCGCCATCAAGAAAAACTACGTCAAATCGCTGGGACTGGCTGACTCAATCAAACGGCACCTGCGCAGAAACTTCACCGCATACCTTCGGCACTGCAAGAAAATCAAAAAAGAACATCCCAAGTCGATTGTCTTCATGTCCTGGCACAACTGGTACGGCCCAGCCTTCTACCACGACAAATGGGAGCGCCGCGA